TTCGGATTCTCGAGGAAGCCGGGGCAGGATTAGGATATACGGCCGAGGACGGCAAGATGCTTGCGGCGGCGATCCTGGATCTGCGAGCGGATCCAGTCCGCGCACATGAGATGGGCGTCAAGGGACGAGAGTTTGTGAAGGCCGGGTACATGAGGAGTGACCTATCCGAGCAAATGGTAAAGTTCATGGGCCGGATCTGCGCCGATGGTGCAGCTGAAGTCCTCGCCATTGGAACAAGCCCAAATTGGGCAGGGCCCGAGAGCAGAAGCATAAGCTCAGCCCCAACGCAAATCGCGGCGACCACGCGGCTCCGGCGGCGGCTCGCACGTCTGACGATTCAGTGGCGGCACTAGCCGCCATTTCCAGACAAGACCTATGAAATACTTCCTCATCGCCGGAGCCCGCCCCAACTTTATGAAGATCGCCCCGATTCACAGGGCGTTTGCGACCAGAAGGAACGGTCATTCGACCGAAGAGCTGCTCATTGTCCACACCGGGCAGCACTACAGCAGAAACATGTCGGACGACTTCTTCCGCGATCTCGGTATTCCGGAACCAGACATCAACCTATGTGTAGGCTCCGGCTCCCACGCCGAGCAGACCGCGCGCATCATGATGGCGTTTGAGCCGGCGTGCCTGGAGCATCGTCCGGATTGGGTGATCGTCGTTGGCGACGTGAATTCGACGGTCGCCTGCGCCCTCACCGCCAAGAAGCTTGGCATCCGGGTCGCCCACGTCGAAGCTGGACTGCGCTCGCGGGACATGTCCATGCCGGAAGAGATCAATCGGCTCTGTACGGATGCCATTACCGACCTTCACTTCACTACTGACGCGCAAGCCCAAGAAAACCTACTGAAGGAAGGTGTTCCCAGCGAGAAAATTCACTTTGTTGGCAACACCATGATTGATACCCTGAGCCAGCAGATCGGTCGAGCCCGCGAGGTGCCGCTCCCTGACGGGCTAATTCCGGGACAGTATGCTGTCCTGACTTTGCATCGTCCAGCCAACGTGGACTCCCCCGACCGACTGGCTCAGATCCTTGGGGCGATGAACGTCATCGCAGGCCGAATTCCAATCGTTTTTCCTGTCCACCCCCGTACAGCGCCACGGCTAAAAGAACTCGAGATCCATCCCAGCATCCGAATCGTGGGACCGATGAGCTATCTGCCGTTCCTCGGACTCGTCGCGCGCTCCCGTATGGTTCTCACCGATAGCGGCGGCATCCAGGAGGAAACGACCGTTTTGGGCGTGCCGTGCCTCACCATGCGCCCGAACACCGAACGCCCGATCACCTGTGAAATCGGAACCAACATCCTGGTCGGAACAGACCCGCAACGTATCCTTCAGGAAACGAATTCAATCCTCAACGGCCACACGCGTCCAAGCGCCATCCCTCAAAAGTGGGATGGCCATGCGGCCGAGCGGATCGTGGACATCCTGGTCCATCAATCGGTCGAAGAAGCTTCGCTTGTCGGCGCATTAGCCATCGGGGCAGAGCCCAAACCTGGCGGGCGATTTGACGTCATCGCACGACCTTGACGTCGGTATATTTAGAGCGGATTTACATTACCGCATTCTCAATTCCATCAACAATCTGAATCGTCTCTGGGTACGGAGGATTACCAGAATTCTATGAGCGCAGCACCGGCATTGAGTCTGTCCCGAGGAGCGGGAAGTACATATTCCCTGGTGGCGGAGCTGGCCACGGGGATGGCGTTCCTGATCGCGGACGCGTTTGCCTTGTTGGCAGCGTACGCGATTACTATTGTGATCCGGGGTGAGTTTGCGAGCGCGGCGTTGTGGCCGCAGCATATCCGGTTGATCCCGTTTCTGGCCGCCATTCCGCTGCTGATTGGTCTCCTGGGCCTTTATCCTGGCGTGCTCTTGAACCCGGTGGAAGAGTTCCGGCGACTCACGATTGCGATCGCGCTGGGGATGTCGCTCGTGGTGGTGGCAACGTTCCTGGTGAAGGAGAGCAGTGCGTATTCGCGGCTGGTCTTCCTGGCGGCGGTTCCGCTAAGTATCGGGCTGGATCTGGGAGCGCGCTGGCTTGTGAGGCAGGTGTGCCCAGGCGCCGGTTGGTGGGGTATTCCGACGGTTCTGGTCGGACCGGCCGCAGAGGTGGCGGCGATGCGGCGGCTGTTTGAAGCTCATCCCGCACTGGGCATACGAATCGCGGCTGTCATAGAGGCCGAGCGATTGAGCCAGGGCTTCGCAGCCGAAGCCCGCATCGCAAAAGGCACCATTCCATACGCCGTGATTATCGTTCCGTCCGGCGACGACCAGCACTGGTTGCGCGGCGTGGAACGTTTGGTGTGGGAGTGCAGGAAAATCGTTATTGTGCCGCCGTCTAGCGGGTTCCTGTTGCCCGGGATGCGGATCCGAGATTGCGGCGGCATGGTGGGATTGGAGGCCCAGCGCGAACTGCTGAAACATCGTTCAAGAGTCACGAAGCGAACGATGGATTTCATGCTTACGTTGCTAGGGGGTGTATGTGTCCTGCTGCCCGTCCTTTTTATCGCAGCGCTAGTGAGAATCACCTCCCGGGGGCCGGCGTTCTACGGGCACAGGCGGATTGGGGAGGGTGGCCGAACCATTCGCATCTGGAAATTCAGAACGATGGTGGAGAACGCGGACGCGAAGCTGGAGGAGTGGCTAAGAGCCGACCCTAAACTTCAAGAGGAATGGGAGACGCATCACAAGCTTAGGGATGATCCGAGAATCACGAAGATCGGCAATTTTTTGAGACAGACCAGTCTCGACGAACTGCCACAGATTTGGAACGTCGTTCGAGGGCAGATGAGCCTGGTAGGTCCGCGCCCGATCGTGCGGGACGAGGTTCTGTTTTATGGCGAGGAGTTCGACCTTTACCAGAAGGTGCGGCCGGGCATAACGGGACTTTGGCAGGTGTCGGGGCGCAGCGACACCACCTACGAGTCCCGGGTTGCAATGGACGTACAGTATGTCCGGAACTGGTCGGTGTGGTTGGACGTGTATTTGCTGGCCAAGACATTCCGGGTGGTGCTGAAGAAACAGGGGGCTTACTGAGGCCCGAATCTGAGACGGAGAACCGGATCCAGACTCAGGCAGTATGTACTTGGCGTGGCGGGACGTATCCGGATTCGGCGGTGGGATTCTCCGGGGGGAGTCAAGCCTGTCGGCTAGAGCCCGAGGGAGCGGGCTACGGAGAGTTCCCTGGGATCCGTGCACTGGGCGAGCGGCAGATCCTGGCTATCAAACCACGCAGGGTGCCCCTGAGTGGTGGTACACCGGCGGTCGCGACCGGTACGGATGAACCTGCCAATTAAGAAGGCGCCCCCTAATTGAATGACGAGGCACCCAAGAACGAGCAGCGTCACTTTCATTGACAGTTCCCTCCAGCGTCTTCGGGCCGTTGTCTGCCGTGGAGGACATTCCAACGTGACGTATCGGCCCCAATGGCGAATTCTTTAGAACCTCTGTCGTAGAATCGTGCGCGATTCTGTCAGAAAATCTCTGATGATGTGCTTCTCGACCAATAACCATGGGCCTTGGGAGGCACTTCGCCACACGCTCCAACTTTTTGACTTGGGGCCCTGTTTGGTTCCGGCTACGCCGGGTTAGGGCAGTTTCTGGAAAACGCGGCGCTGGTTAATTAGAGGTGCGACCTTGAGAAGAGTCTCAAGGTAATTCGCGCCTGGGGCTAAGTTGAATGGGCGGAGACGGGCTGCCGGGGGAGCGGTTCGGAATGCGGGCTTCGCGCGGCGCTGGGCTGGACCTCGTCGGGGTCTCTGCGGAGCTGAGCTTGAGAAGACCTAGCCGACAGGTGATTCCCTGAATGAGCGACACAGCTGACCGAAATACGGGTGGACAGCCGCCAGACCTTTTCGTGAGTCCCCTAAAACTGCCGGCGAACGGGTGGATCTCCGTGCCCGTTAAGCAGATCGAGGAAAACGAGCTGAGTCGTTCATCGACCAGCTTCTCCAACTTCTACCTCTACCGACAATCGGCCAAGGTGCGGCGGGACAAGCTGCGGCCACTGCATGCACTGGGTCTCGGGATTATTGCGTGCTTTCTGTTCGCCATCCTGGTCATGGTCGGCGTATTACTGATGGCCTACCGCGCAGTGTTTTGGTCAGATCTGGAAAAACCGATAGACTCTTCCAAATAGAACAAGAACGATAGCGTTGGTAGAGAAGGCGGCCATAAGGATTCCTTGGCCTCGGGATGGGCGGACGTGGGAGAAGGCTCAAAAAGTAGTGGAACCAGTCGCCGAGGCACCCCGATTAGCAGGCTGGCGCTTTGTCACGCAGTGAGTGGTGCCGTAGTTGAGCCGGCGGACGACTTAGAAGCTCGGCCGGACTGTGCTTCGAGTTCGCGCGCCATGGCCGCCAGGCCGTTCGTGGCTTGCGCCGAGTCGATCAAAGAGTGCGAGGGAGAGGGAGACCAGCGATCCGGTTCAGTCAGAGAGCCCGTTTTGCGGGGGCCACGTCCCGCATGGATGCACTTGGCGATCAGGAGAGTCAGCGCCGCCTGAATGAACAGCACGCCAAGCAGGATGAGCGTTAGTTTCATGGAATGTCTCCTCGGTCGCATCGGAACCGGCGGCACCGTCGCCTTGCGGCCCCAGTAGTCTTATCGGACAGCTTTGGAAAATCTTTAGAGCCAGACCGGAGAACTCGGCACTCGTTAATTAGAGCGGTGGCCAGGGGAAAAGTCTCAAGAATACCAACGTGCTTAGCGCGGAATCATTCCTCAGCGTAGGGCGGACCCCGAGGTGGGGCGGCTCGCCAGAGCCTGGCGGGGTCTCCAGACCCCGCCAGCGCGCGACGCCGCCGGCGCTTCTGGTTCGAACGGCCCCCATCCAGCACCGCGCGCAACAGCCATTTTCCGCCTGGATTCGTCCTTGAAACCAAGGTAGGGCCGAGACACGGTCCCCCTGGGAACGCCAATCTCCAGATAGGCGCGAGCAATCTATACGTGTAGAATACGTGTAGGTTCATACCATGAATCGAAAGCTCACCATCACCGTCAGCGAGGCAGTCTACGAAGGCCTCCACCGGACCATCGGGCGGCGCCACATCAGCCAGTTCATAGACAAACTTGCGCGTCCGCATGTTGTTCTGCAGGACATCGAGGCCTCGTACCGTGACATGGCCGCCGATCTGGCGCGCGAAAAAGAGGCGACGGAGTGGTCTGAGGGCTTGATTGCCGACGCTTCCCCAATAGAACCTCATGTTACGCGGTGAGGTGTGGTGGGTCGATTTCGATCCTTCTCTCGGCGGCGAAATCCAAAAAACGCGCCCCGCCGTCATCGTCAGTAATGACGCGTCCAACCGTAATCTGAACCGCGTTCAGGTGGTTCCAATCACGAGCAATGTGGCCCGCGTCTACCCGTGTGAAGCCTTGATCGAATTCAATGGCGAACCCCGCAAAGCGATGGCCGACCAGATCGCAACCGTCAGCAAGCAGCGGCTCAAATCCAGGCTAGCGACCTTCGCGCAAGGCGACATCCGCGCCGTGGAACAAGCTATCAGAATTCAACTCGGTCTCTCGCCTGCGTAACCAGGATCCCCTGGTCGCGCTCTCGCGCTGACTGCCAACTCTTGAGAAGGACGTCACACGGGCGATCACACGATCTCGCGAAGAGATGCTCCTCGCTTTTCAATAAGTTGCTGCCTGGCGCGGGTAACCATGCCTTGCCGGGCGGTATTCTTCGCCTGAAGCGGGCAGGCCAAGGGTTCTTCCCCGGACGGCGGGACGAGATTTGAGCGGATTTTTTCGCTAGCCGGTTTACCACTCGGAAGTGGTTCTGTCGAAACAACTTAACCAATAACAATTCGTTTCAAACGAACCCAAAACGAACCCGAAGTAGGGTGGCCCCCCAGGTCTGCGGCCGACCCCCCGGTCGGCCTCTTGATTGGTTTGTCCGAAGGAGCGGAACCGGGGGCCGCGCATGCCGGACTGGATTGGCGAGAGCACGTGGAGATCGACCCGCGCTACTTCCGGCCGGCGGAGGTGGAAGCGCTGTGCGCGGATGCTTCCAAGGCGCGGAGGAGGCTCGGATGGGAGCCGGCGGTGACGTTCCACGAGCTGGTGGGCAACATGGTGGACTCGGACCTTGAAGAAACCGCGCGGCAAATGAGAGGTGGGACCGAAGCGCTGCGGATTCCTGTGGATGCGGCGGAGCGGAACGCGTGAATGCGCCTGTGGCGCGGCGTGGTGGGGCAGGTGTGGTGGGGCAGGTAGGCGTGGTGGGGCAGGCTTCAGCCTGCAGACCGGCTTCAGCCGGTCTCTCCGGCGAGTCTTGTGGGGCTTCAGCCCCGCTCCGTTCGTGGGGCAGTTGCTATTGGCCCCGCGGGGCAACTGGGCGCGTGATTTTCGAGGGAACCGTTGGAACTAATGACACTAACGAATAAGCGGATTACGGTAACCGGCGGCGCGGGGTTTCTAGGAAGCCGTCTGGTTGCGCGGCTGCGGCACACAGGCTGCCGGGATATTTCCGTGCCGGTCTATCCGGAATACGACCTGACGCGGGCCGAGTCGATCGGGCGCCTGTTCGTCGAGCAGAGGCCCGAAGTCCTGATCCATCTGGCGGCCGTGGTGGGCGGCATCGGCGCCAATAGCGCGAACCCAGGCCGGTTCTTCTATGAGAACGCGGTCATGGGGATCCAACTGATCGAAGCCGCGCGGCGCCACGGAGTGGAGAAGACCGTGGTGCTGGGCACGATCTGCGCGTATCCGAAACTCACGCCCGTGCCGTTTCGCGAGGAATACCTGTGGAACGGCTATCCCGAGGAGACGAACGCGCCGTACGGGATCGCCAAGAAGGCGCTCCTGGTGCAGTGCCAGGCCTACCGGCAACAGTACGGCATGAACGCGATCTACCTGCTGCCCGTGAATCTGTATGGGCCGGGGGACAACTTCCACGAGGAGTCGTCGCACGTGATTCCGGCGCTGATCCGGAAGTGCGTGGAAGCCGTCAAAGACGGGCGCGAGGAGATTGTGCTGTGGGGCGACGGGTCGCCGACGCGGGAGTTTCTGTACGTCGAAGACGCGGCGGAAGGAATCGCTCTGGCGACGGAGCGATACGACAAAGCGGAGCCGGTGAACCTGGGCTGCGGAGTGGAAATCGCGATTCGCGATGTCGCTTTGAAAATCGCAAGCATGACCGGATTCACGGGCCGCATCACGTGGGATACGACGATGCCCAACGGCCAGCCGCGGCGCTGCCTGGATGTGAGCAGGGCTGAGCGGGAGTTTGGCTTCCGGGCGGCGACCGCTTTGGGGGATGGACTGCGAATGACGATCGAGTGGTACCGGGCCGCCACGGAGATCGAGTGAAGACTGCGACTATGCAAACACGACCCGCCCGGAACGCCGAAGCTGCGGACGCGCTACGCACTAAACTGGCGCAGGGAGCGGCGCTAGTGGGCTCCGTGGTCGACTTCCGGATCGCCACGGACGGCATGCGCATCAAGAGCGAGGGCGGGGTTGCCGCCGGGGCAGGACAACCCGATCCAGCCGGGGCAGCGGCGTTCTGCTGGCCCAAATCATAGGTACACTGACCGCCATTCTTTGAGCCGCGCGCACTTCCCTCCTGCGCGGCCGCATTCCCTGCGTTCTGTCTCTGTTGTGACCCACCGGGCCGGAGGTGTGGCTGAACCTCGTGCTCACGCCGCGGTTCTGGGGAACACTTCCTGCGTCACTGCAGTGCCGAATCGGTCCTCCGCCTCCTCCAACTCCCAGGATGCCTGCATGTTCATCCAGAACCTGGATGTCGTTCCGAAGTAGCGTGCCAGGCGCAAAGCAGTATCGGCCGTTATGCCGCGCTTCTGATTGACAATGTCGTTGATCCGCGTGGCTGGCACACGCAGCGCCATAGCCAGCTGATGGGAAGACATACCGAGCGGGGCTAGAAACTCTTCCCGGAGGATCTCTCCAGGATGGATTGACGGAAGCCGATGTCTATTGGTCATGCTTGCATTCCCCTCGTCAGTGATAATCGACAATCTCGACGTCCTCTGCCGCGCCTCGTCGCCAGACAAAGCAGATTCGCCACTGATCGTTGATCCTGATACTGTGCTGCCCCTTCCTGTCACCGATCAGCATCTCGATCCGATTCCCTGGAACCGCCGCCAGATCTTCCAATTCCTCAGCGTCATCGAGCATCCGCAGTTTTCGCCGCGCAACCGTTTCGATGCTTTCGAACCGGCGAGTCCGTTCGCGGTGGAACAGCTTCTCGGTCTCCTTGGAGCGGAAAGATCGAATCACGCTGGCAGTATACCACGGGAGCCGTTAAACGGTTTCCAGGAAACAGCCTCACAGCAGATTCACTGGGAGGAATAGCGCCGCAGTCTCTTTCGCCCTCATTTGGCATCCGGCGCCCCTATCGTGCTCCTTTGAGCCGCGCGCAATTCCCTCCTGCTCGGCTGATTCCCTGCATTCTGTCTCTGTTGTGACCCATAGGGCCGGAGGTGTCTCTGCTCAGACTAGCTTCACCGGGATGAACAACACCGGGTTCTTCTTCGCCATGTCCACCACATGCGCGTAGCGCGCGGTCATCCGGGGATTTGCGTGGCCGAGCAACTCTTGGACCGCCCGCAGGTCGCCAGTGTGGAGGTAGCCCAAGGTAGCGGCCGTGTGCCGCAGCGCATGGTTCGAGATCCCTGGCCGCTTCAGGCCTGCCTTCCGCAAATAGCGGACGACGATCGCGCGAATGCGCGTGCGTGTCAGGCGATGACGCGGGCCGTCGATCGTGCTGAAAAGTGGCGTGCCGTCCTTATCGCGCGCCGTTTCACCGCCCAGCGCCACGTACTCCTCCATGCGGGCTCGTGTGTCCGGCCGGAGGTAGACAAGCCGGTCGCGGGTCTTGCCGCGCACCATCAGCGCGAAGTGTTCGCCCTTATCGACAAGGTCCTCGGTATTGGCGCGCTGCACTTCGACGGTGCGCAGACCGTGCAGAGTCATCATGTCGATCATGAGGAGATCGCGCAGCTCGCGCACCTTCTCCGGACCGGTCGCGCGCTCAGGATCGGGCAGCACTGCCAGGAACCTAGTCAGTTCCGAATCGGAGAGGTACTTGAAATCCTCGATGGCCTGACGGATGCGCGGAGACTTTACGCCAGCCGCCGGGTTATCGGTCCGCAGACCGGCGTTGCGAGCCGCTTCATAGAAACATCGCACGATCACTAGCTTCCAGCGAATGGTGGCCGGGCTGTACCCCGCTTCGATCAGAGCCTGGCGATAGTGCTTGATGTCCGCGACGGTGACGGTGGCAGGATCAATACCCTTTTCGTGGCACCATGCGGCCCACAGTCCGACTGTGCTGCGGTAGTTGCAGATGGTAGCTTCAGAGGCGTCGCCGTTGGCCACGTCGACGCGCAGGAAATCATGAAAGGCGGCGTCCAGCCGGGAGAGTGCCTGGGGCGGCCGTATGGGGATGAGTGCATTCATTAATAGATCGTCCTTGTACCGGGATGAACAAAGCCGGGTTGCGCGCCGGCATGTCTACGACATGTGCATAGCGTGAGGTCATGCGCGGATCGGAGTGGCCGAGGAGTTCTTGGACGGCGCGCAGATCGCCGGTATGCAGGTAGCCGAGAGTGGCTGCGGTGTGTCGCAAGGCGTGGTCGGAGATGCCGGGGCGTTTCAGGCTGGCTAGGCGTAGGTAGTGATCCGTGTGCATGCGGATCATACGCCGGCTCATCCGCCGACCGCCGCCCCGGCCCATGGAGGGGAACAGAGGTGTTCCCGCTTCGTCCGATGGGATCGCGCACCGAAGAGCAAGATACTCCTCCAGGCGTTTGGCGGTATCCGGCCTCAGGTAGGCCATGCGGTCACGGGTCTTGCCCCGCACCAGGAGGGTCCAGCTGCCGTCTTTCTCGGTGAGATCCTCGACGCTCGCGCGATGCACTTCGATGGTGCGAAGCGCTTGCAACGCCATCATGGCAACCATTAGCAGGTTGCGTAGTCGGCAGACCTTCTCGCGCCCGTCAGCGTCATCCGGATTCGGTATGGCGGCGAGCAGCCGGCGAAGTTCGTCGTCGGTGAAGTACTTGAACTCCTCGGTGGCCTGGCGCACACGTGGCGGGCGAATGCCGGCGGCCGGATTGTCGGAGCGCAGACCGGCGTTGCGAGCCGCTTCATAGAACCGCCGCACAACGGACAGACGCAGGCGGATCGTGACGGGCTTGTAGCCGGCCTCGTGCAGCGACTGGCGGAAGAGTTTGATATGAAGTGGTGTCGCCAAGGCTGGGTCGCAGTTGTCAGAGGCGCACCAAGCCACCCACTGCGCCACACCTCTGCGGTAGCTGCAAATGGTCTCGGTCGAAGCATCCCCGTTGGCCACGTCGACGCGCAGAAACTCGGCGAAGGCCGCGTCCAGCTCCGCGCGCGTCGGCCTGGGACGGGTGGTCGTTTCTAGAATCCGTGTTGTCAGAAGCTCAGTCATGTCGCATTCATGGACCCTTCTTCGAGGGGAAGAGTCAAGTTCTAGTCGCCGCCGCCGATCACGCTCCCGGGGATGAACAGTGCGGGGTTGCGTTTGGCCATGTCGACAACGTGGGCGTAGCGCGCGGTCATGCGCGGGTCGGCATGGCCGAGGAGCTCCTGGACGGCGCGTAGATCGCCGGTGTGCAGATAGCCCAGCGTGGCCGCGGTGTGGCGCAGCGCATGGTTGGAAATGCCTGGGCGCTTCAGGCCAGAGGCGCGCAGATACTTGTCGGTGTGGATGCGGATGGTGCGACGGCTCAGCCGGACCACACCGCCGTGATATCCGACAGTGAGAAACAGCGGAGTGCCCAGCTTGTCGGGCGCTGCCTGGGTGCGGAGATCTATGTACTCCCTCAAGTAGCGGGCTGTGTCCGGCCGCAGGTAGACGATCCGGTCGCGGGTCTTCCCGCGCACGACCAGCGTGAGATGCTCTCTCTGCTGCAGTAGATCCTCGACGTTGGCACGATGAACCTCGATGGTCCGCAGGGCGTGCAACGCCATCAGGCTGATCATGAGGAGATTGCGCAAAGTGCGGACTTTCTCCATGCCAGTCGCCTGTGCTGGATCGGGGATGGCGGCGAGCAGCCGGGTCAGTTCCTCATCGGAGAGGTATTTGAAATCCTCTGTGGCGTTGCGGACGCGCGGGGACTTCACGTCGACAGCCGGGTTGTCGGGGCGCAGACCGGCGTTGCGGGCAGCTTCGTAGAAGCGGCGCACGATGGACAGCTTCCATTTGACGGTGACGGGGTTGTAGCGATTGTCGATCAGCGCCTGGCGGTAACCCTTGATATGTATCGCTGTCACGGTGGCGGGATCGAAGCCTTGCTCCACGCACCAAGTTAGCCAGAGTTCAACCTCGCTGCGGTAGCTGCGGATGGTGTCGCGGGAAGCATCGCCGCTGGCTACGTCAACGCGCAGGAAGTCGGAGAAAGCAGCGTCGAGCTCGGTTGCGCGTCGCGACGGGCGACAAGTCACGAGAGAAGTCATTGAGAATCCTTGTTGGTCATAGCGTTGAGCAGCGGTGGCGGCCATCTGCGACACCGCTAAAAGGAAGCAGGACAGCGCGGCTATGGGGCCCCGCCCTGACGCCGGGTTTTCTGTGCCGGATTATTCAGGAACGACTTGCTGAACCGACTCGAACGAGTGATGAATCGTGGTGCGCAGGAACGAACCTGATCGCACAAAGGAACATCACATGCCCACTTACAGCATCGACAGCGACAATGATTTGGCCGTGCACCCCGACAAGGACGCCGCCATCAATGAAGCCGGAGCAAACGGCGCAGCATTTGCGACTGAGGCGGAACTCAGCGAAACCACCGCCTTGTGGCCGGCGAGCCGCCTGGTAGACGTCTGGAACGGATTCGCCGGCGCGCCGCCCTTCGCGGAACTGAAGGAGGTCAGACGCTTCACGGATCGCAAGAGCGCCGTGACCAGGATCTGGACCGCAGCGCAGCGTCTCGGCGAAGCGCTCGAGGAAGAGATGGCCATCGCGGAGCAGGACATGCTCCGAGCGCAGCAGGAGATGCTCAGCGCCACGAACGCCACGAAACCGGCCAAGGCGGCGCGCACCGCCGCACCCAAGGCACCCGCCAAGCCGAAGGCAACCAAGGACACCAGCAGCACGGACGGCGCGCCTGCGCCCAAACAGCGCGAAGGCACCCGCAAGGCGACGGTGATTGCGCTGCTCGAACGCGAGGGCGGCGCGACTTTGGAAGAGCTCATGGCCGCAACGGCCTGGCAAAAACATTCCGTTCGCGGCTTCATCTCCACGCTCGGCAGCAAGGGCGGCTACACGATCGTCAGCGCGCGCCGGGAGGAGGATAAGGTGCGCTGCTACTCGATCACCAAATAACAAACCCCTTTGAACGCGAAAAGAGCCCGGCGCGGTGCCGGGCTCTTTTTGCGTTCAGGATGTCCACGCTGTGCGCTAATACAACTGGCTGACGTTCATGGCGTAGGCGTAAGAGAAGCTCGCGCACGTCGGCTTCGTCATGTTGACTGTGATCGGATCCGCAGTGGAAGTGAACAGGAGTAACGGTCCGATCATGGATTGGCTCCCCAGGCTCGATCCGCTCGCCGGCGTTCCCGCAAGCGACCCGAACGGGATGCTGATCGCGGTATAGGAGTTCGAGCCCACTGAGTCCGTCCACACAAACTGGCTGGAAAATGCGCCGGCAGTGCAGCCGGCCGCGCTGACCACCTTGAGGGTGCTGGTGACAAGCCAGACGTGCAAATTCGTGTCGGGCGGCGTGACGAGCGGGTAGCCCGTCACCGATGTCGTGGCGATGCCGGCCAGCGTCGTCTGTGGCGCAACCCACGTGGTTTGGCAGGTGCTCGCAACGGGTAGCGCGAGCAGAGCGAACAGTGCGACGGAGATGAGTTTCTTCATGATTAGCCAATCCTCGCTGCGGACACAAAGTAGTCAAACGAGACAGTCGTGCAGCCTGACGGAACCGCGATGGCATAGGTCGCCGGCGTGGTCGATTTCTGAATGATGGTGGTCTGGAACGTGTAGCTCCCGTTCATGCTCGTGCCGCTGGCGGCGGCGTTGGAGACACTGGATGCTGCCACGCTGATCGGGCTGTAGCTGTTCGTGCCCCTCGCGTCGGTCCATGCAATCGTCATCGCAAGAGTTCCCGTCCCGGAGCCGCACGACCAAGTAGAGGTGGGCGTGACCGTGCCCGTGATGATCCACACCTGCTGCACGGCTGATCCAGGCGCGGTGAAGAGGTTCGCCGCGGAGACGGCCACCGATTTCCCAGACTCCCCCGATGTGAAATATGTAGGCATGATCCCGAGCTTGCTATTGCCGACGCCCGAGCCACCGTTGATGTCGTAGACCTCCATCACGGACGGTGTGCTGGATGCCCCAAAGCCGTGAGATGGCGCGTTGGTGCGGTTAAGAACACCATCGGATGTGCTTGTATATGCAGCTCCGGGCTGTACAGTAAGAGCTCCCCCCGTTCCGCTGGTGAGCTTGTGATTCGCAGTGAGCGTTTGGCTGAATGAAATATTGAGAAGAGTGTAGCTTTGGCTGCTGCGCCTGTAGTTAAACGTGGGGCTGCTGGAGTCGATAATCCAGATGTCACCACTGGCTGGAGACGTCGGAGCGGCTGCCATCGGGAGTACGTTAAATCCTGCCGTGGCAGTGCTGGACTGGAAGGTTTGTTTCATGCCAGCAGCAAACGTGTTCGCGGCTCCGGTGTCTGCGAAGGTGCCGGTTGGGGCGGTCAGCGAGGTTCCCCATGCTGATCCAGTGGACACTGGAATCCCGGCGCCAGGGTATGTCATGCCTCCGCCGCCTGCGGAGCACGTCCCGTCGCCCTTCATGAAAGACGATCCACAACTAGCCCAGAGAGCAGCGATGTCCGCAGCTACGGCCGCGGAGAATCCGCCAGAGCCGTTCCCCTTGAGCGGAACACTGCCCGTCGTCTGAGGTGCGTAACTGAGCGCAGGAATCCAGCCGGGCGCTAGAGTCCCTGCACTGCCAGCCATCGGGATTGCATTAGCTGCAGGCGTGGATGTTCCCACCGGATCGGCCCCGCCATATTGGTGGCTTGCGGCGTGCGCGGATGGCGCGAAAGTCAGGGGAACACCAGACAGCGAGGCCCATGGCCAGGTTGTCGGCTTGTTGAGGATCTGCGAGAGTCCGGACACGGAGGACCAGTCCGAGTTAACTTGGGCCGCCGGGATGCTCGGCTTATTGCTGAGATCGTTGTAGCTGCCCGACGTCGCCACACCGGCGAAGCTGGGCCACGTGCCAGGCGCACCTGTGATCGGAGCCTGATACAGTCCCGCCATCGCACTCAGGACGCGGGCGCTGGTGAAGTAGAGATTCCCGCTTTCCGCGACTTGTGCCGTGGTGGACGGGATCGTGGGCTTGTTCAGGATCACGCCCAGACCGCTAGAAGCGTTCCAGTCAGACTGCACTTGGGCAGCCGGGATCGCGGGCTTATTGCTGAGATCCGCGTAGCTTCCAGATGTAGCGACGGCTGCGAAGGACGGCACACCGGACAAGGATGCCCAAGGCCATGTTGCCGGCCACGCGCTGGGCGCCCCCATGATCGGAGCCTGATATAGTCCTGTCATCGCAGCCAGGACGCGCGCGGTAGTGAAGTAGAGATTCCCGCTCTCTGTGATTTGCGCTGTCGTTGTCGGGATCACGGGCTTGTTCAGGATCACGCCCATGCCGGTGGAAGCATTCCAGTCTGGCTGCACTTGAGCAGCCGGGATCGTCGGCTTGTTCAAGATCGCGCCCATACCAGTGGAAGCGCTCCAGTCGCTCTGCACCTGCGCTGCAGGAATGGTCGGCGTGTTGCTCAGATCCGCATAACTCCCCGATGTCGCGACGTTGGAGAAGCTCGGCCAGATCGCCGGCGCGCCGGCGATCGCCGTCTGGAAGTAGCTCGCGGGCTTCTGTGCCGCACTGCCCAGGATCTGATCCAGCGCGCCGGAAATGGCGGAGCCGAGCCAGGTCAATGGAGTCTGATACAGCCCAGCCATCGCGGCTTGGACTCGGATAGGCGTGAAGTACAGGTTTCCGCCTTCCGTGACCAGATCAGTGGTGAAGTCACCAGCCTGCGCCGCAACGGCGCCGGAACGTCCGAACACAGAAGAAACCGACGCAGCGGCGCTTGCGGGAATGGCCAGAGCCCACGATGCACCGCCCCAAGTGGGCACCTGGCCCACTGCAGTGCCGGACGGCATCTGGTTCCAGTTGAGTTGCATCGACGCCGGAATCTGCGTGTTCCGTTCGATCGCAGCAACCGTTGTCACTGCCGGCGAACTTGGGATCGCCCAGAAAGCCGGCGCGCGGCCGTGGCCGTAATAGATCACGTTGTAGTCGTAGCCCGGCGTGCACGAGGCCAAAGCATAGAGCTGAATCACGGGAATGCTCACGCCATTGGTGACGGTGTAATCCTGCGCTGACGCCTGGATCTTCACGCCGCCGCAGATAACGCCGGGATTGCTCACGGTGATGTGCCCCGACCACGGAGTGCCGTTCGGATTGTTAATAGGACCGTTGACTGTCACCAGCGTGGGCTGCGCGAAGAGCGCGCCCGTCACGGACAGGAGAACGATGAACGTCTTTAGAAAAGGTATGAATTTGGGCATGTTTCCTCTATTGCTTGTGCAGCACCGCGACGAACAAGGCCAGTAGCAACGCACCGCAAGCCGCGCAGGCGACTCTGAGCCAAATGGACAGCGACTGCGTTCGCTCCATTGCTGTGCTGGCCTCCGCACGGGCATCGTCCACCTTGTCGCGGATCTCCTTCAGCTCGCGATCGCGAATGTCGTTGATCTTGTTCCACAGGTCGCGGCGATCTGCCGCGCAATCGTCGAGCCGGCGCCGGCCTTCTGCTTGGAATTCACGCGTGCTCGTATGCCCCTCTGCCAGCTTTTCCATCGAGACCTTGATCTCGTTCACGCTGCTTTGCAGGCTGTCGATGCGCGTGATCAGGGTTGCCACGTGCCGGGAGATCTCCTGAATGCTTGGGGATTCTTCGCTCACGGTGATTTCCTTTGTCGAGTTCGTCCTGAAGGCCAGTCCCAGGGTTCCGCTCTGCTTTGCCACGTCGCTCACATGCACACAGCCGCCCCAATTCACCCCGCCGCAAGAACCGGTGCTGATCGAGCATGGATAGCCGCAAAATGGACAAATTGGATGCGGTCCCGGCAGCCAGAGAGCGCGCGGCGGCTGTTCAGCGGGTAGCATTCCCCGCGGGGTCCGCGCTGCTGATTGTCGTTGGTAAGGGACTCTGCTTCAGGTAGGCAAAGACGGTCTTCAAAGCGGAAAACACGAGCATGCCGGCGAGAGCTTCCCAGAAGCGCGAATCCCGCAGGAAACCCGGAGCCACGACGGCGGCGCCGAGCGCGACACTACCAGAATCTCCAAGTGCGGAAAGCACGGCGGCCAGCAGGCCGTGCAGCCAGAGATGCATGTTGCTGTTCATCGTTAACCTTTCGGAGCGGGGCTCGGCGCCCCGCCCAATCTGCATGCTTGTTTTGCGATCGGACGCCGCGGGCTTAGGCCGTGGCGCTGGCCGGCTGAGGCGTAGTCTTCTTGAACCAGCCGAGTTTGTTGAAGGTATCGACCAGCGTGCTGGCGATCGAGGTCACGTACGTGGTGAGTTTGTCGATGGGCACCACCGATGCCACACTCTGTTCCGTCGTGTAGAGCGATTGCAGAGCTGCCTGCACGACGTTGAGTTTGGTCGCGCCGGTTTGGGCGGCGCTGTTGCCGGTCGCCCCAGCGACTTCCTGGAAGCCCTGTTCGAGCGCGGCGATGATGGACATGACGGTCGAAAGGATCGTCGGAATGATCTTCAGCCAAGTCAGAAATACAGTCATGTGTTTGTTCTCCTATCGGACGGGAAATGTGAGCTTGAGCATGTCGAATGCCTTGCTCACAATGGTTTTCAGCATGCCCGCGCGCTCGCGCCACGGGCGAAGAGCGTCGTCGATCGACTCGGCGGCGCCGTCGAGATGAGAGCTGGTGCCAGCGATGTTGGCAATCGTGGCCTGAACGTTTTTGTCCTCGAGCAGCTTCGCGAAGGCGTCGACTGCCCGGTCCAGATCTGTCAGAGTTTGTTCGACCTTGGGCGAGCCGGCGGCGAGCTGGTCGGCAGCCAGCTTGGTCAAACGGTCGATGTTGTCGAGGGATTCCTTGAGCGGGAGCAGCGTGGAGTTTGCCGTGATCAGCAGTTGGTTTCCGGACTTCACGGCCAGATCCGCATCGTCGAGCGCGGTGTTCAACCGCTGGCGCGTGTCGCGCACCAGCAGGCCGGTCTCATGAATGGAGGTTTGGAGTTCAGACAGGACGCTGTGCGTGTCGCGATGAACGTCCTTCAGGAACGCCAGGCCTTCCACCGCCGTGAGTTGCATTTGCCGCGAGGCCTGATAGCTCTGGACCGAGGCCGCTTTGATCACACCCACAGTGGCGGTGGTTTGCGAAGGCAGGCACGCACTGTTCTTTTGGCAGTCCGTGAGCCAGTCGAGTGCCCAGGCTGTACTTGTGATGCCCGGGCGCGTCCCATGCAACAGGAGGCCGAGCTCGAGTGCCGGCCAGCACAGCAACGTGCCCAGCACGAACCACGGGATGACCAGAGCCACACGTGGCGTGAGGTGTTTGAGAAACCGAGTTTTCATGATGTTGTTTTGCGGAAGTGAGCTTGGTGGGCCGCCCTGTCAGGCGACGTGCATGTAGTCCTGGAGGCCCAGGAAAAGCGCCCGCTCGCGCCCCCTGCGCGTTATCAGGCCACCCAGCGGAGTGTTGCCGGCGCCGTGGCACCATCTGGGGAACTCGTCGGCCGCGCCGGCGTAGTCCTTGGCGTTCAGCTTGGTCAACAGCGTCGACGGCTGGCCGTTGGAGAGGACGATGATTCCGTCCTTCTCGCCCTTCGCGCCAGGCCCGACATTAAAGAGGATGGAGACCAACGCGTCAAACTGGTTCTGGGTGAGCGGAGCGGTCACGTGCGCTTGCACGAGATTTTCTGCGTAGTGGACATCCTCACAGAGCCAGGCCGCAGCTTGCGCCGGCGTGCAGGTCATGCCCAGCCGGACGCTGGAGGTGTGGCCGTAGCCGATGGTGGGAATTCCGGACGGGCACGGATAGGCCTTCAGCTCACAGCCCTCCGAGCCTTCGATCAGTCGAAAGCAATTCGCAGATGCGTTCATGATGTCTCCCTTATTTCGGTCTGGTTGCAGTGAGGCCCTTGCGCTGCCGGTAGCTGGCGGCCTGCATGAGGGTCTTCTGCGCTTCGATTTCGGTGGTGTAGCCGGATTGCTCCAACGTGTGCGTCACGCGCACGGCGATCCAGGCGTGGTCGATTTCGGGTCGGAAGCCGGAGAGAATCACAGGGCCTTCGGCACAGATCGCCGGATTGCCCTGCAGCGTGAGGCGGAGCAGTTCCGAGCCGCGATCGAGGCGTTGCACCCTTGAAGTAGCCGCCGCGAGTGCCTCATTGCTGTTCGGGTACTCGGCCGGATCGGTGTCGACGGTGTCTTCCTCCGTGGCGTCGTCTGAGACTGCTTCCACATAGGTGTCTTGGCCCGCCTGCGGATCGTGGTAGCGCGCCCGGGCCCGCTTGTGTGAGCTGCGCCGGGTCAGCGTGGCCGCCCAGCGCAAGCAATCGCTGGGCGCCAGGTTGATCGCGGGAATGGACTGGCCTGTTCCGCCGGACGCCGATGGCGCGACGCCGGCGTTGTGCTGAAAGACAATGATCTTGCCGCCTTGGACCTTCCAGCCCGCGTTCACCAGCTCGAGCAGCACCGACAGGTATTCGTTATCGCTCTGGCCTGTCTGCGCGCGGTGCGCAATCTGAACCGCGCCAATCGCCGGATCGACCGCCGCGCCAAGGTTATTGCGTGTGGCGATCTTGGCCACAATGCCGGCGATCGTCAGCCTGGTGTACGTGTCGTTGTTGCGGGCCTGGAGCCCTGAAATGCAGGTCGAGTTCGCATTCGCCGCGGGCGCCGGCGTGTTGGCGCTGCGCGCACGAAGCGTCAGGCGCCGGTCCGGCCCTTCTACTTCGAGCTCATCCACGATCCAGCGGCCCATCGCGGACAGGCCGGATTCCTTATATCCAAGCGAGCACTCGAGCGTGGCGCCGAAGGGCGGCAGCACAATGGATGCATCCCGGTCGTCGAGGTCGAGCTGCAACTGGTCCGAGTTCACGCCCACTTCGTCGGTAATGCGCAGGCGGATCAGGCGCGCCGCGATCTTCGATGTGAGATCGACATCGTTAGCGGTGATTTGGAATTGCGGAGTCAGATTAGCTCCAGAGCTTCACGGTCTGAATCTGCGGGGCCTGGTCGCTCAGGTCCGGGAGCGTGATGGCGATGCCCGCTGGCAAGAGCGGACCTTCGTCGGCGAGACCGGGATTCGCTGCCAAGAGGGCCTCGGTGTAGCCCGCCGTCGCGCCATAGACCTTATAAGCGATCGCGTCGACCATGTCGTTCGCCTGGGTGGTGTACTGCTGGGTCATCCGTGATTCACGCCCCGTGCTGTGGTGGCGAGCAAGTTGCCCACAGTCTGGACGGTGCCTTGGCCGACCTGGACCGCGGCGCCGATCTGAGAGAGCGATCCGGCAAGGTCGGATCCGAAAAGCGTCCGGATCCCGGCCTGCCCGATGCCACTGGTCAGTAGGCGCGAAATGGTTCCGACCGGATCATGGGCAATCCCGGTCTTCAGGCTCGAGACCGTCATCGAAACTTGCGCGAGGACGGTTGCCGCTGCGGTCGCATCTTTTTGGATCAGCTGCACCTGCTGAATCGCCTTGGTGAGCGTCGATGCCGCAACCTGGGGAGGAATCTTGGCGGCAGCGAGTGCGGGTGTCAGACTGCCCAGTTGCGAGGCTTTTACCGGGGGAACGACGCCCGATTTGGCGGTCGCGATGTCCGGCGGCGTAATCAATGTCGCACCCTGCTTGCCCAGGAGATTGCTCCAGGTCGATGAAACATAGCCGCGCGAGCCGGTGCTGCCATCGTCCGGGCCGTAGTAGCTGAGCCGCAACGTGAACTCGATCTTGAGCGGCGTTCCTTTGAACGTCATCGTCCGCTGTTCATCGGTGATCGCGAGCACACACCAGGGTCCCCAGTTCTCACCACGACCGGTTGTGAGCGTCTGCGGCTTCCCCTTTTGGGCGTAGGTGCGCAGAATATCCACCTGGTGGATCCCGCCCTGAAACGTAGGCAGGATCACGCCGCGCAGTTCGATTTCATCGCGGCCCACGCCGACGAATTGAAGCGAGGGCCGGTGCGCGATCCGGTTGAGTTCTGCCCAGCGGTATTCCACATTGCGGCGCAATTCCTGATACGCGGCAGTACCGATCGAGAACTGGAAGTTCCCGAGTTGCATCATGATGTCGGTGGCCATCAGTCGTGCATTCCTCCGCGCCGGCGCGCTTCCGCGTCGCGCACGGCGCGCTCCAGCTCAGAGCGCACATGCAAAGCAACGGCGCGCGGTTCTGGGACGCCGTGGATGGTGATTGGCGCATGAATCGTGATCACGGTGCTGTTTCCCAGACCCTGCCGGAAGCCGCGCGGAAGCGGGACAATGCCCTCCGTGCCGGCGTCGCCCACCTCGACGAGGGTCGGCTTCGTGGCGATGCCACCCTTCGCCATCTTCTTCGGCTGCCCGATCTCGATCAGGCCGTCGAGCCCGGTGTGGAGCGGCGTTACCGGAGTGGCCGGAATAGCATGGCCACCAGGGAGTTGCGCTCCCTCGAGAGCTGCGCCAGGAGACGGCGCCACGCCGTGGTTCAGGACAAGGTGCGTGCCGGACCAGCGCTTCCACCGCTCATCGAGCGCAGCCTGGTTCTCCTTCATCTGGTGGTACGCAATCGCACCACCCGTGGCGGCGCCCAGGAGTCCGATCCCCAGCAAGGGCGCCAGCGTGGCCATGAGCCCGGCCTGGGCCGTCTCCGCCGTGCCGGCTGCCGTGGCCAATTCCAGCTCAGCATCGCCCGCAAGCCCGAGCGCTGTGGCCAGCCGGCCCAGGAGCGGGATGCGCGTTAAGAGGCCCGCTTTCGACGCCGCGCCGGCCGTCGCTTCCTCGCCTTCCGCAACAGCCAGGCCCTCGGTGGCGACCGCTGCCTCGCCGGTTGCGACGGTCTGTGCGCCAAGTTGGATCGTCGTCTCCAAACTGCGCAGCTTCCACAGCAGTGCCAGTTCCTTCATCTTTAGAAACGGCGTCAGGATCGTCGCCATCGCATAGCCGATGATGGTAATCGCACCGCCAAGACCCAGCGCAGCCACGGTCGCTCCGCCAATCCACTTCGCCGCAGTCGGATGTTCGTCAAAGAAGGCGCCGAGCTTCGCGCACACGCCTTCCAGTTTTTCAAGCACGGCCGTGGCTGCCGGCATCATCGCGATGCCAATCGGGTTGAAGATCATCCCGATGTTCTTGACCGCCCTCTCCCATTGCTTTTGTGGAGAATTCTCTAACTTTCGATACTCCTCTCGGACGCGTCCAGTGCTGCCGGCGAGCGCCTCCTGTGCTTGAACAAGTTCCCCGGTCGCGGCGGCGTGCGACAGGTAGAATGCCGCATCGGCGCCGCGCCGGGTGAAGGCCTTGGTCAGGGCATCCCGGTTGCGCTCAAGGCCGCCCATCCGGTTCAAGCGAGCGTTCATGGAGAGGATCGTGGCTTCGAAATCCAGGTTGCCCTTCGCGTCGTGAACCAGCTGAAAGCCGAGTTCCTTGGAAGCCTTGGTCAAATTGCGCAGCACCGCACTCATCTGCTGCCCAGCGCCACCGGCCTCCATGCCGTAGCGGGTGAGCGCACCGATTGCGGCCCCGGTCTGTTCGAAAGTGACACGCGCCATGCTGGCCTGCGGCAACGCCTTCGCGAGGCCGGAGCCCAGGCCGCCGATATCCTCAATGGCGAAGTTCTGCTGCATCGCCGCCGCCAGGTCGCCGATGCGCGAAAATTTCTGCTGGGTCGAGCCCACCATCTGGAGCCCGACAGTGTTGTAAATGCTCGCGATGGCCTTGGCCGTCTCCGCCGCGTCCTGCTGCGTGACTTCCGAGACCATGTGCACGGTCTTCGAAGCGATCAACGCTTCATCCGCCTGCAGGCCTTCGCGGTTGAGCGTGCCCTGGATGGCGAGCATTTCCGGCATCGTGGCCGAGCTGTTGTGCACGAAAGCTCGCGTTTCCCGGATGACGTCGCCGATCTGTTTCTTGTCGCCGCGCAGGACGAAGCCCAATCGAATCTTGGCATCCTCCGATTCGCTCGCCTTGTCGAAAACGCGTTTCACCGCCGCGCCCAGGATGCCGACTTCCACCATGGCGGCCCGCCATTGCGCGCGGTTGGCCTGGTTCTTTTGGAGCGCCGCGCTCGCCCCTTCGTAGCGCTTCATGGCCGCGCCCAAATGATCGAGCGAGGCTTCCACGTGCTGATTAGCAGCACGGAACTTCTCGGCCGCGGCGGAGGCCTCGCTGTAATCCGTCCGGGCCTTGGTCAGGCTGACGCTGGTGCGGTCCAGGCTCAGTCGGGCGCGCAGCACCGCCTCATCGGCACGCGCAAGCTGGGCGGCCAGCTTCTCGTCAGCGCCGCCGGCTGCAGTGATCTTCTCTTTGACCTTCGCGAAGGATGCCTCCGCCTTGGCGAGCGTCCCGCTCTGTTTCTCATACCGCGCGGTAAGCGTTTCTACGGACTCACCCAGGCGCAGGCTTGTTGCGTCGAGCCGCTTCATCTCCTGCGAACGCGCCGCCAGGTCCTTCAGCGTGTCGCCGATCTTCTTGAGACCAGACGTGGTTTTGCCGAAGACAGCGCCGACGGTCGAGTCCATCAGCGCACCGATTTTGACAACGACACTGGCGTTGGGCGTTGGCATCAGCTTTGGGGAGTCAGCGTTTCGCGGAGAGATTGCGCGGCTTCACACCAGTCGCGGAAGTCCTCGAGCGACAGCTCGAGAAGATCAGGGAGAGACCAGCCGGTCACATGCGCCAGGAAGACTACTGCTTCGCGGAGTTCCGCAGCGCCGGGGAGAAAAAACGCTCAAGTACCGCCTGCAGGCGCGCATAATCGGCGGCATCGAGTTCTTCGATTTCAGCGGGCGTCAAACTCGCGAGGTTCGCCACCAGCCGGACCTCCTGCTCAGCCGTGCTGCCCGCCACTTTCTGGGCGGCGAGGGTGTCTTTGACCTTCGGCCGGCGCAAAGTGATCTCTTGAATCAGCTGCGCGCCGGAAGTGATTGGGAACTCGAGTTTGATTGTGATTTCAGTTTGCTGCATGGAATCCTGCTAAAAAAGCGGGGCGGCTCGCAACACCGCCCCATCTCCAAGGAAAGCGAAAGTAGTTTGCTCCGGGAATCCCGTCCGGACCGGAACTGCCGTGGCTGCAGAAATGGCTTAGATGCCCAGCGCCGCGCGCTGACTGGCCAGTTGATCGACGCCTTTGATGATGCGTTTCATGTTGACCACATCGATCTCGATCACGTCTGTGCCGTTGACGGTGAGCCGGTAATAAGTCACCGCGATGGACGCCTTGAGCGTGGCCTGATCGCCAGCCTTCCACGTGCCGGGATCCAGCTCCTTGATCCGGCCGCCGATCGTGGCCACGATCGCTTGAGCATCCTCGCCCTGGCGTTGCACGGCGCCGCGGAAGCTGAATTGCGTCTCCGCGCTGGTGGTAATACCCCACAGCGCCATCACGGCGGCGTTGTATTCAGCCAGCGTGAAGGAGCACTCGAGCTTCTCCGTGCCGGTGATCACTTCGACCGGCGTGTCCATCCCGCCGGCGCGGTACTCCTCCGTCTTCGAAGTCACCTTCGGCAGGTTGAGTTCGGGCGCCAGGCCCACATAGCCTTTGCCATCGGCGAAGACGGCGAAGTTCTGCAGACGTTGCGGATAAGGCATTACGCGGTCACCTCCGTGAGGTAGTTGTCATTGATCATCGACTGGAAGGTGATGTGCTCAGCCGGATAAGGCGGAGCGAAATCGAAGTCGATGTAAATCTGGCCGGAGGCGATCGTCGCCGGGGTGTTCAGCTCCGGATCGGCCCAGGCTTTGCCGTCAATGATGGCGCCCTCGGCCTGCAAGCTGCGCAGGTAGGAGTTGACGCCATCGACGACGTCGGAGAGGAAGGTCTTGGTGATGTTGCGGTCCACAGCCCAGAGGAAACTCTGGAGAATCGCGTCGTTGATCATGTCGGCGGTGCGGACGACCGACAGGAACGTCCACTGCGGGTCTGCAGAGCACGTCCGGTTGCCCCACAGCCGGTAGCCATCCTGGTAAATGATGGTCGCAATGTCGTTCTGGTTGAGCAAATTCGCCCGGCTGGCGTAATCGCCCATGGCGAAGTCCACAGGGCGATTGGTGCCGAGCACGTCGTTCAGGACCTGGTTCGAAGGGCTGAACCAGAAGCCGTTGGTGGCGTCCTGGTTCGCGATCACGCCGGCCACATAGCCCGAGGCAGCCTGCGTGTCGTTGACGTCGGTCACCGGGTTCAAGCGCATCACGCCCGGGTCGACCAGGAAGATGCGCTTCGAACCCCAATCGTTGCGGAAGCTGATCGCCGAGGCATCGGTGGTGAGTGGACCGTTGGCAGCGCTGGGCCCATCGGCCACTTGGATTGCGCGCAGCTTGCCCGCCACTGCATCCAGCGCAGCGATGACCGCGTTGGCCGTCGTGCCGGTCTTGATGCCGGTAAAACCCGGCGCGCAAAGAATGCGGGGAGTGACGCCGGCAACGCTCGCCGCGGCCAGCAACGCCTGCGCGCCGGTGTAGGCGCCCGTGGTGGCGTTGGTGCCGCCGGCCGCGGCAACCTGCGTCACCTTGGTCGGGTCGAGATAGCTGTAGGCCACGTTGAGCGTGGCGTTGGCCGCGATCTTGCCGCCGCTGATGAGCGTGATCAGACCGTTGTTCGCGTTAACGCTGTAGTCCGTGCCGGCAGTGATGCCCGCAATCGTGTAGGTCACCAGTACAGCCTGGTTCGCGACCATGCTGCCACCGCCCACCTGGGTGATCGTGCCGCCCGCGAAGGTGTAGTCCGTGGCGAGCGTGTAGGTCTTCGTGCCGTCCGCAGACTTCACGACCGGCGCGCTGGCGCCCGCGGGCAACGGCAGTGCAGTGCCCTGGAACGTCATCGGCGCCGTCACCGGGCCGGTGAGCGCGACAGCAGACACCGCGACATGCGGAAGCTGGATCTGGCCCACCGAGCTGAACGTCAGGGGAGCGGCGGCGACGTTGGTTTGGAGCGTGTTGTCGCCCGGGTCCGCCACGTTGACGACGACCACCTGGGCGCCGCACTGCGCGAAGATCGCAGCCAGCGCGTCGGGAATCGTGAAGCCGTAGCCAGCCGGACCGAATGTCTGGGTGGCGAGCTGCAGACTCCCGCTGATCAGCGTCGGGATGTTGAGCGGCCCGAAGGGGGCGGAGCCGATCAGGCCAATCACCGCCGAGGACGGTGTCGTGATCGGCCGCGAGCCGGTGTCGATTTGCAGAACTTCGGCACCGTGCAGGAACTGGTTTCCTGGCATAAGTGAATTTCTCCTTTGAGTGATTTACGCCGGTTCGGGCCGGCCGGAAGAAACTGTCTGGACGAAGCGTTAGACCGTAGAGGCGAGGATCTGGGCCGCGCGCCCTGCGGCGATTAAACCCGCGGATTCGATGTAGGCCAACCCCTGTTGCGTCATCGGATAGCAGAGGTCGATGCTCTCTGCGGCATCGACGTTCTTCATGAGCGTCGTAAGATACGCTTTCTGATCGGAGGTCAGCGTGGTGCTTGAGGCGAAGTTATCGAGCGCGACCAGCTCATCCATGCTGAACAGGTTGCGGAACTGGAGCTTCGATAGCCACACATGCTGTTTCGGAACAATGCTGCCATCGGCGTTGACATCGTAGTTGTCGTTGGCATCGATCAGCACTTGCTCGCCGTTTATCACCTGAAAGGTATTTGTGCCCTGTTTAATGTATTGCATGCGCCCTTCTTAATACAGGAGATACAGCAAGCCACTGCCGCCATTGCCGCCGCATGGCGCGGGGGAAGAGACGTTCGTGGCGGCAGGAGCCCCGCCCCCGGCGCCGGGCCCGCCATTGCCTGCCACCGGGTTAGCGCTCACACCACCGGCACCAGCACCCACCAGCGAGCCGTTTGGCACACCGCACGCAGCGCCAGCGCCCGAATATGTTCCATCCACGCCGGGGATGAAGACCAAGCTTCCGAGAAGTGCTTCGTACGAACTACTGGAGAGCTGTGGCAGAGTGAACGACCCGTTCGGCGTGCCCAGCGCCTTGCTGCTGGCCGCCGGCGTTCCACCATACACGATCAGATTCCCAAAGGTCGTGTTGCCTCCACAGACAGGAAACAACGGTACTGTCGAAAGAACCAGTGCCGCACCGTTTGCCGGCGTGGCCTGAGTGTTCACCACCCTAAACACCAGAAGCGTTGTGCTCGATGCAATGAAAGCGCCATTGTAGTTCGACAAGTAGTTGGCAGAACCGATAGCAATATAAGGCAGCGATGCGATATAGATGCCGAATTGTTGTGCAGAAGCCAATGTAGTCGGAGGTGCAAAGAAAATCCGATTGACACCTGCACTTACCGTTCCAGCTATGTTTGTTGTCAACGTCACCACACCGCCAGCAATGGATTGAATCACGCGTGTGGCACTGTCACCCTCGACGTACACGGTCCAGCCAACGGCGATTCCAAATCCCGGCGTACTCGCAAAGGTCATCGTTGCTGTGCCATTACCTGCTCCCGCTGTCGTCTTGAGCATCACCGGCGTGCCAGCAGGTAGACCGGAGATCAGTGCGCTCGGGACCGTCAGCGTCCAGTCGTTGTAGCTGCTGAGGTATGGGTTAACGACAGAGGAACACGAAGAAAGCGTGCCGGTATAGACGCTGGTCTGGACTCCTGCGCTACCGGCCCCGACGCTGAACGGAATCGAGGCCTGCCCCAGAACCGGGTAATCCACTTCAGCATAGGCGCTGGAGCCTCCGGACTGACAGGGACTCGCTCCACCTACGCATACGCTGGTTCCACCCGATCCGCCGGCGGCCATGAGCGCACGGACCATCTGCACGCCGGGCGGAACAGTCCACACACCGGAGCCCGTGAGTTGAACGAAGTGCGAGAAGCGGCCACCGCCGCCCATGAGCGCAGTTAAACTTTGCATCAGAAGAGTCTCCAGTCCGCCGTGGCGGCGAAATAGATCAGCGCCAATCCGGCATTGGCGCGATCAACGACGAGCGAAGTATCGCCCATGATGGTCTGGCCCGACGCCGGCACGATGGTGAACGTGCTCGTACCGCTGAGCCCGCTGATGAAGAGCACCTGGTCGCCATTGGCCGTTCCTGCCGGCAGTGTCGCGACGACACCCGCCGCGGTCACGTAGTAGCCGTTTTGGAGGGCCGCGGTGAACGAAATCGTGCGCGTGTTCCATGGCAGCGCAGGCGCGCTCAGCGTGCCGTTCGCGTAGCTGAGCCCGGCACCGATGGTCACTGGCACAAAGCCGCCCTGGCCGTTGCCCGCCACGATCGCCGTCGTGCTGAGCACTGCGAGCGCGGTCGCCTGGAGTGCGTTCTCCCAGGCGGTAATGGCAGCGAGCGTTTGCGCCTGCCACGCTGCGACGGCCGCCAGCGCCGCGGACTGCGACGCTGTGATGGCCGCGACGCTCGCGTTGGCGCTCGCCACATCCTCGTTGAGCGTGTCGAAGGTCGGGCTCAGCACGGAGTCGAGCCGCGCGAGACCGAAGTCCGTCAACGTCTGCACGGCCGCCTGCCATGCGATGTTGAGCGCTTCCAGCGCCGCAATGCGCGTGTCCAGATCCTGGAAGCGCGGATTGAAGGTCGCCGCGCTCAGTGGCGTCTGACCGTCCGTGAAGCGGTAGTTATCGAAGCTGAGTGGCATCCTTGACGCTCGCCAGGACCGGAATCAGGATGTCGCCACGGAGGCGGTACTCCCGCCCCGGGTACAGTCGCTCGCCCAGCACCTCCACGATCTCCGCGAGATGCACGACATACTGGGCGCCGGCGTCGATCGCGGGCGCCGTGCTGGCCTGCGCCCCATTGGTGTTCTGTTCAGCAGTGTTCATAAAGAGACCTCCCGTTACTGCGCAACGTCTGTCCGCTCAACGATCTGGAACGGCGCGGCGGTCGATTGCCGCGTGCCCTGGATGTTGATGCTGTAGCTGGTGATGGCGGCCGGCGTGAACTTGAAGGTGAACCGCAAGCCCACGCCATCCGGCTCGAGCGCGGAACTCGTCACCGAAGGCGTGACCGTCGTCCCGCCACTCGTGATCGTGCATGTGAGCGTGTTTACTGCCGAGTTGTAGCCGACCACGACCACCTGCACCTGAACGTTGGTGGTCGCCGGCGAGATCGTCCGCAGCTCGCTGGTATGGTTGAGAGCCAGTGCCGGCCGGGAAGCCACAACGCCCGTCGTGGTCGCGATCACTGCCGGCGCCAGGTTCGATGTACCCAGGAAGACCGCACGGAGCGGCACGAGCTGCGGCGCGGCGTTCAACGGCGACGTGGGGTCGCCCAGGTTGTACCACTGACCGTTGACCTGGAACTGAATCTGCAGGCTGGTGCCTTGCGGCGTGACCTGAGAGACGTTGATGGCCAGATCGGTCAGGCCGCCGGCGAGCGAGACGGGCTGCAATTGGACCTGCGACAGCGCGTTCACGAACTGCGCAGCGTAGAGCGTGAACATCAGATCCTTGGTCAGATCGCCCAGGAAGTATGCGCCGTTGGTCGAATAGAAGATCGTGCCGTTGGTGTAGTTGTTCCCGCTGACCGTGGCGATGCGGTGATTGCCCTGCGTGATCAGGACCATCGCGTAGCGCGTGCCAGCCTCGAGCAGCACCGCGGGAATCTGGATGTTCGTCGCGGCCGGGTAAGTGTTGAGCGAGGCGACTGGAACGTTCACAGTGGCGATTACGTTCGTCAGATCGGGCTGGCCTGCCACGGTCTTCGTGATGGCCACAGTAAGGTCGCCGGTCGCAGCCACCGAGGTCAGGTACAGATCCAATGCAGTGAGCCACATGGCGTTGGAGACCAGGAAGGTCTGAGCCACCATGGCGCCGTTGATGTTGGTCGTGCTGGTCTGCAGCGCGTAGCTCGTCTGGGTGTATGCGTACCAGTAGCCGCCGGCGAGATTGTACGCGTAGTACTGGTTGTAGTAATTCCAGAATTGGCCGCGATACCAAGCCCCGTAATAATTCCAATCCCACCCGTAGCGATACTGCCAGACCGTTTCCTGCTGCTGCACGAGGCTCTGGGTCTGAACCTGGTACTGCGAGAGCGACAGGTCGCCGGAGTAACCGGTGGTCTGAATGCGCGGGACGCTCGTGTACGCGGGCAGGATCAGGCCACGCGTGCTCTTGACGACGCTCGCATCGATCGGGTTAAACAGATCGAACGTGGACGTTGCGTTCGCGGCATCGGGGAACAGAAGGCCGTTGCTGACCTTGGCTGCGAAGCCGGCCGCGCCATTGTTCGTCTTCGTCAGATCGCCGAAGAAATCGGACTCGTAGGAAGAGTATGTGGATGGCAGGTTGAGCTTCGCTTTCGTGCGCGCCAGGTCCTCCGCCATCTGCGTCACCAGCGCCAACGATGCGAGGCCGTTGGTCTTCGCGGCGAGCGCGCTGAGGTCCGTAGCCAAAGACGCGGTCTGGAGACTCACCTGGGAGCTGCTGCTTTCAAGCGCTTCCACACGCGTCTCGTGGTTCGCCAGGTTGGGCAGGATGTTGCTCGACTGCATGGCAATCGAGGTGATGCCGGTCGGAGACATCGTGATGGTCGCGATCAGCAACGCGTTGGCCGGAATCGTCGGGAGCTGCGGCACTGGCGACTCGACGCCGGCGACGAACTGCAGATTGCAGGTGCGCACCGTCTGTAAAGCGGTCGACTGAGTCTGCGCCAGGCCGGTCTGCGCGTTGACCAGGAAGGACCGCGGCTCCACATCGGCGTCCGTATTCACGGAGCCCCAGGCGATGAGCGCGATGAGCTTCGGGTTGCTCAACGGCAGCATCGACTGCAAAGAATTGGTGCTCGGCGTTGGGTACTGGTAAGCCCACAGGCCGGCGCTGCCCGAGGAATTCGTGCCCTGCGCGTACAGGCGGCCGGCAGCGACGTTCACCTGGGTCTGGCCGTTTTGCGTCGCGGCAAGCCCGGTGAAGTACATGCCGGCCGGGGCGATCGCGTCCAGCGCGATATGGTCGATGCTGTCCGCGGCCCACTGTTGCAGGTCAATGAAGTCCTGCGCCTGGAAGTCCATGTTCTGCTGAAAGTTAAATTGTTGTTCCATCGGATCTCTCCCTATTGCCGCGGCAACATAGCGCCGCACATCGTCGCCGGATCACACTGGGTTTGCCCACAGGACACGACCGCGTAATTTGCTGTATCCACGAGAATGGTGTCGCGCAGCGAGGTGCAGCGCGCCAGGCTGTCGCAATAGCGCGTCAGCCACTCGTAATCCCCCGCCACCGAGAAGCCATGGCCGTAGTAGCTGGGCGCCCATGGCGAGCGTTGCAACGGAAACCATACACGGATCTGAGCAGTCTGACTCTGAACGCCCGTGTGCACTGCATCGATAAAGAAGCTCTTACCGCTGGCCTCGAGCGTCCGGCTGGAGTTGAACAGGTAGAGCCTGGCGTAAACGTGAGCGCTCGCGTCCGACGCCTGCCAGTACAGCCCGGCTGCGCCAAAGTGGCGGCCCGCGAAAATGCAAGGCGGAGAATACGTCTCCGAAATCCAGTCCGGAAAGACCTGCGTCGGCTCGATGCCGGCATTGACCAGCTTGTAATTGACACCCAGGCCCGGCCCCGCGTAACTCTGCAAGAGTTGCAGCAGGTAAACCGGCGCATCCACAGCTATGCCGAATTTCGGGAAGCCGCCGGCGTAGGTTCCATGCGGATTACTGATCGGCACCTTGATCTGCAGATAACCAGTGCCGTCCGCGGTCCACAGCGACACTCCACATTGAATGGTCGAACCCTGGTCCTGAATGAACGCCTGCGGCAACGCACGCTCCGCCGAGCCCAGATCGACGCCATAGCAGTTGCCCATGTAGGACATCCTGGGAAACGTCGCGCCGGCCGGAACCGCGAACGGATCGCCGTCCGTGCGCAGGATCAGTTGCGGATAAACCGCCAGCGCCGCGTCCTTCTGCGCTTGTGTCTGAGCCGCGCCGTAGTAAAGCTGGCAGGGCGGCCGGATGACGTCCGTTACCGTGCCACCATAGAACTCGGTCACCCGTCGAACGCCAGCGAGTGTCCCGTCGACCCGGTGATCCGCGAGCGCGGAGGCGACCACAGCGCGCTTCTTGCCGTCGTCCCACGTGGTGTCCCATGCATCGACACCCAAGCCCCAAGCGAGCCAGGGCAGCAGCGCCGCGGGGATCGTCTGCGGGTTCCACAGCGCGCGGATGCCAGCAGGACCTTTGTTCCGCAAGCGCCAGCCGGCGCTTTCCATGTTCCGCTCAAACAGCGTCGCGTTCGGCGGCAAGACGGAAGGAAGCAGCGGGGGTGCCGTGCTCATTCCGACCTCAGTGGCGCGACGTTGACCGTCACGCTGTCGCAAACGTTGATCTTGTACGGATCTCCAGCCACGTCAGTGGCAGGCGACTGGATCGTCGCGTTCTGCACGCCGGCCTGGTCGAGAGCACCGTACATCCCGGCGAGCGTCACACCGTAGCCCAGGCGTTGCACGTTCTGGGTGTAAGCAGCGAGCGCGTTCGTGATCGCCGTCGTGACGGCGGTCGCGTCCGGGCCGGGGTAGAGCGTCACTGTTGCAGAGACGGTGTAGTGCTGAATGGTCGCGGCTTGCACTTCTACCACGTCGGTGAGCGGCCGGACGTCGTCCGCGTTCAACGCCGTGGCAACAGCGCTGATCAGATCCGCGCTCGCCACGCCGGCTTTGTCCGTGCTGTAGATGGTGACGACCACATTGCCAGTGGACGGCGAGAACGCGCTGGCGTCGGCCACGCGCAGGTCGGCGGAGAACGCGAAGTAGATGTAAGCGTTCCCCGGACCGGCACAGGAGAAGGCATCCGGTGCGAGCTGCGCGCGCAAGCGTAGCCGGTCGTCCGTCTCTGTTGTCACATTGCCCTGCGCGTCCGTGAATGTCATGCGCTGGACGCCGAACAGCGCAGCCAGATTGTCCAGGTCAGAGCCCAGCGCGGTGGCCAGCATGTTGGCGTTCGCGGCGTCATTGATCCGCTGGCGCAACATCATCTCCCGGTAGGCGAAGGCCTCCACCAACTTGACGGCCGGATCCGACTCGAGCAGCGCAGAGAACGAGGGGTCGCGCGTCACCAGGTCCTGCAGGATGTCCAGTTTGATCGACTCGAAGTCGATCGTCTCCACCACATCCGGCGGCGCCAGCGTCGAGAGGTCGATCAGGTTGAAGCGGCTCATGAAAGTTTCAGGCCCTCGACCGTGATGGTTTGCCCGTCAGGCAAGTACAGCGCAGTCAGATTGATGGAGATGGAACCGTTCGCCGGGTCCGCCGCGACCGTTACGCTCTGCACCTGAATCCGCGGCTCCCACGTGGAGAGCGCACCGACTGTGGCTGCAATGATCGCCATTTTGGTGCTCTCGTTGAGCGGCTGGTCGATCAGCGAGAAGAGATCCGAGCCATAATCCCGCAACATCACCCGGCTGAGCTTCGGCGTCAGGAGGATGTCGCGGATGCTCTGCTCGAGATGCGCGAAGCCGGCCAGCTCTGCGCCGGTGTCCACGTTCATGCCAATCATAGTTGTGCAGGCGGAACCATCTGGGCCACCGCGCCCGTGGCGCGCACATTGCCGGCCACTTTCAGCGTGCCGGCCACCTTCCCGTTCAGCGTGAGGTCGCCGTCGACAGTCAGCGCGCCGGTAAGCGTCAGGCCATTTTGTGCACTCACCGCCACAGCCTGTGCGGTGAGCGTGGCGTTGCCCTGAATGTTGATCGTCACCGCTCCCACGGCCTGAACCGTGAACATGTGGGCCGCGCGGTCGTAAGTGATCGTCGTGCCGTCCGAGTACTTCGTGACGTTCTGATCCGCACTGTTCGACGGCGCCGGGTTCGCGCCGCAATAGAGCGAGCCGATAATCACGCCCTGCGACAGACTTCCACCGGGGCAGAGGATCGCCACATGCTCGCCGGCCTCCGGCGCCCACCAGGTAATGTCTCCGCCGGCGCGCGTAGTCAGCCAGGGAAGCGCTGCGGTCTGGACTTCCCCCACCTGCACCGTCGCCAGCGCGTTTTGCAGGTCCACGGAGACGACCAGGCCGCGATGAATCAGATTGCTCACCTGATAGTTGAGCCGCGCCGTGTCCGGATCCTGCAGGTCGCCGGTCCTGGCGCCGCGTTGAATCAGAAGGTCCAGCATGCCTTAGCCGCCCACCACTTCGATGTAGTCCGCCTGATTGGCAACGCCAATGTCCGGCGCAAAGCCGACAAAGACCTCCGTCGGCTGAACGCCATCCACACGTGGATCCGTGATGGTCTCTGTGTAGTAAGTGACCGTGTAGACGAGCTGCACCATCGCCACCGCGTCGACGCCACCGGGCTTGAGTGTAACCGCGCTGCTCTGGAGCAGCGACTTCGAAGCGTTGCCGCCCAGCGTCGGATCGGAGTCCATGAATGCTTCGATCTGGTAGGCGAGCTGATCGAGCTGCCGGTCGATGGGAACGCCAGAGCGGGGCATCTCCATGATGCCGGCCACCGCGAGCACCAGCTCACGAGTCAGCCGGCCCGGACTGTCAGGATCATTTGATACCCACGAATCCTTCTGATCGACTGACTCACTGGGTGTGTGCACGAAGATCGCCGGCGACCAGTTGTCGCCGACCGGTTCAATCCGGTCAGCGAAGACGTTCGTGCCAGCCAGCGTCGACGTGCTCACCAAGCCCGCGGCAATGTAATCCCGGATCACAGACCGGGGATGATCGGTAGGCATCAGAGCTTTTTCAGGAGCAGGAGCGCGCCGCCGTTCTTGTTCACCAGGTCGCCCTGTTTGTCCGGCTGCACGTCCCAGATGGCGTAGTTCACACCGTTGACGACCACCGTGTCGTCCTGCACGGGACCCACAGTGCCCGCGAAGTCCGCCAGCCGGACGCCCAGCACCGGGTGGACCGTCGTGATCGTGCTGCCGTAGCCGTCGAGTTTGACGTTCTCGTAAGCAGCGTTGAAGTATCCGGATAGAGTGATCGTGCTGCCACCACGGAAGGTGTAAACGTAGGGCATTCCGAACCCAGTATCGGGATCGAGCAGCGTTTCCAGCATGTCGTCAACTTGGTCTTGCCAGCTCATTGCAGAAAGTGGGAGTGGGCTTCAGATCGCCGGTGAAACGGAGGAGATACCCTACGAGTAAGTCAGATTAGAAGGTTGATTGCGGTACAAAAGCGGGATGCCGACTTCACTGCCACGTGATCCGCAGCTTCCCAGAAGCGGACTGTGATCGTGGCAGAGCGGTGCCCACTCTCCGAGTGGCTGACCACACATCTGCAGACCCAGATCGACGTTACGGCGTTATAAACGCCACGGCGTTTTCGATGGGTATTCGTGTACTCGAATCAGTGATCATTTTCGCTTGCTATCCCAGGTGCCCAAAAGCGAGGCGCCTGGGGCACCCACCAGCATGTTGTATCCAGTGGCGGAATTGGCTTTGTGCCGGGGAAGAATCCCGGGGCTGAGCAGAGTGAACAGAACTCAAGCGAAGATATAGGTCATCACTTTTCCCGCAATTTTGATGCAGGGTTTGCCTTCATTCGGGCTGGTCGAGGAGATGTAAGGGACGCCGTTTGCCATGACGCTGTCGGGAATCTGGAAGCCGGTGGCCAGCACGCCCGCACCAGAGATGGTTCCAATGCCTTTAAAGCCAGATGCTGGATTGACGAGCGCGGCGATGTTGTTTGTGTCCAGAGCTTCGATGACGAGTTGGCCGATGGTAAGGTTCGCCATGTCGATCAGGTAAGGGACAGGGCTGGGCGAAGTGCGCGTTTGGTTGCCGATGCTGAAGCCGTCGATCACCAATTTGGCTACCGATGCGCCGGCCGGTTCTCTTGAATTGATGAGGCTCGGCGACGCGTTTCCGGCGGAAGTGCGGTAGATGCTGCAAGCGGTGACAATGAGCTCGCTGATGGCGCTGAGCTCAAGACAGATGAAGCCGTATTTTGCGGAAGTGGGTGAGTCCCATGTGACATTGGAGAGCTTGAGGATGCCAATGTTGTCGACGGCCTGAAGGAAATAGGTCTCAGTAGAGAAGACGCAGTTGGAAACAGACAAGGACTGGATCAGGTCGGGGTCATCGCTCTTTGGCATGTTTCCCAACCGGAAGACGGCGCATGGCTCTCCGTTGCGGTTGGCGAATTTTCCGGTGCAGTTGGAGAAGAGGACGTCGCTTACGCGGCAGGGAGCTTTGCTGACAAAAGTGTAGATCCGCATAGCGGTAAGGCCGGCGCGAAAGCGGCAATCGGAGATGGTGACGCGGCTGATCTCTCCTCCGTATCCTTCGGGAGCATTGAGCGCAATGGAATCGTCGCCTGGAGAGAGGATGTCGCAATTGTGGATGCCGATGTCGGAGGCTGGCCCGTTGATATGAATACCGTCTGAATTGAGTGCTCCGCTGGGGGATTCCAAGCGGCAGTTTTGAATGATGGCGTCGGAGACGTTGTCGAAAAGCAATGCGTAAGTCGGCGCGTCGTCTATCCAAAGGTGATCGAGCAGGACACGCGTTACGTTGGCCAGATGGATGCCAAGAATCCATGAGTTGGAGGGGACGGCGATCCTCGGGTTTCCGCTGGTTGCATTCCCGTTAGTCCCGTTGCCGCGGTTCCCCTGGAGCCGGAAATCGCGCAGCAGGATATTGGCCTGTTGAGCCGGCGGCTTGCCGGTATCGGGCTGAAATGGCATTCCGTTAAACAGGGCGGTGTTATTTGCCCCACTTTTGACAAAGATTCCCGAGTCCCAGCCGTTACCTTGCACGGTGACGTTACCTTGCGGCAAGAGCATCCCGTTGGTTTGGGTGACTCCATCGAGGTTGATCTGATCGTGGGACGCCGGGACTGGCGAGGGCGGTGCTTCCTGATTGGGAATGGTGCCTCCGGTTGCGGCTGCACTCATCCGTTCCGGCATTGCGATGCGCGTTGCGGCGAGAGTTGCCAGCGCAGCGAACTGGCCGAATTCTCTGCGGGTCATTTCCTCCATAGGGTCTCCGTAGGCCTGCCTGTTGCAAGAAGATGCGGCCGGTTCCGGCAGGTTTTCCGGTCGCCAATGAGTATACACGGAATGGAAACCCTTCAGAGTAGGGCAGTTTTAGAGCGGAACCAGAGTAAGCGTGGCCTCGCAGAAAGTCTTGGGGAGGGCTTCTTTTAAGTTTATATGAGTCTGGAGTTCCTTCGGTCCGACTTTATTGCTGGCAGCACGAGCTGAATCTGGAACGCTCTCGATCAAGAGATTCAGAAACTGTGATCGTTCGGGCAAAGTGTTCCATCCAATCAGGTCTCGCTCCCGTCTGCGCCGGCGGCCGAAACGCTGCCTCCATCATTTCGTAAGTCACCCGGCCAAAGAGGAGGGCATCCGCCTGGTCGAGGTTCTCGACCGCATGACGAGGCAAGTCTTCGTCCGCTAACATTGCACGATGATCGCAGCAGCCGTTCAATGTGACGTTGATGGAATACCGAAGGGGTCGCATTTACATAAGAGTACTGCCGACGGGATACGCGAGTCCCCCAGTCGACGGCATGCGCCATCATTTGCTTTACACGCGGTGCGTACAAAGCCGGTGTGTGTGTAGGCGGTCGAAGTTCCTGGGAACTCCGAGCGTGTCACGCGCCACTCGTAGAATGGGTTGGGTCCAGACGCTGCGAGGGATCACTCGCGTGAAACGGCGTTCGGGGAAATGCTGATTCCACTTGGCCGCCCCGACCTTTGATGTGCGTCCGGCGGTGCCGGTCAGAAGTGCTTGCTGGGAGTCGGCAGCCTGCCAAACCGACTCCCGACGCGCCGAGCCCGATCACACCGCTGGTAGTTGCGCGGAATCGTGTTTAGCTCATCGTCGCCTTGGTGAGCAAGGCTGGACGCAGGCACATTGGCAGGGGATTGGACTGGGTGTGCAGATCCATGCCGCGGTTGAACTTGCGCGGCTCGAGCTTGGCGTAGATCGGCAGGCCAACCGTGTTGACGGTCTCGTTGAAGTCCGCCGGCGCGAACCAGGTCCGGAAAGTGGTCATCGTGCCCAGCGGGAAGAAGATGGCCGAACTCTCCGGCACGAAGACGTGGTCGACGCCATCGCCGTCGCTGGCGTGGCCGAGATACTCCTCAAACGTCACGCCAGCGTAGCGGAAGTTTCGCCGGTTGTCGGTGTCGAGCGTCTGGTTGGGCAAATCGGTGTGCTGGAAGAACTGGAACGCGGTGAGCACGTCCGGATGACGCGTGAAGGCGTCGAACCAGTCGGGCGCGCAGAGGCAATGCACTTCGCGCATCACTTCGCCCAACAGGTGCAGCTCCATGTAGCGCTTCACATTGAGCACGGCGGTCTTGACGTCGAACGCGTTGCTCGAGAACTGGAAGTTCACGAGGTTCTGCGTGAGGCCGAATTCGCTGAACAGGTCGTAGATCACCGAGCCGTCGGCGTCGAGAATCTGGCCCCGCAGTGCGCCCATGCGCAGATTCTCGAGCGTGATGTCATGCTTGCGGCGCGCCGTTTCCAGGCGCTCGGCAACGAGCGTCTCCAGCGCCTCAAGCTCGTTTTCCGAACCGAAGGCGCGCAACCCCTGCGTTTCCTCGGGCAGGATCCCATCCTCGTGCGGGATATGCGGAATAACGAACGAGCGTACCTTGCGGCGCCCCTTGATCGCTTCCGTGCCCGG